GGGGATCATGATCTCCTATGTCGGCTGGAAGCGAGAAAAAAGGACATATTTGCAACAAGTATCCGTCGAGCAAGTCGCTCAAGCATCCCCTGATCTAGCAGACCTTATCATTACTGGTGCTGACGATGAAATGCTTTTGACGCTGCTTCAACAGGCGTTCCCAGACTTGTCTGACAAACGCGCCAAGAAGGCCATCAAGGATATGCGTAAAACTGGCATGGCTGAGATTCCACTTGCTCGTCAGACTGTGGACTGCCCAATTGTCCACTCATGCGCCCCAGACGGTGAAGTGCTATTCCCGCCGTATGTATCTGATCCTCAACGCTCTCCATACATTTTCTGGCGTACTTTCCTAACATCTCAAGAGCTTGAGAAAAAAGTGACCAATGAGGGTTGGGATCGTAAGTGGGTTGACTTTGCTATCAACAACCTGCGCGGCAAGGACTCAATGTATCTTGATGGCGAAAAGGTCAAGACTGTGACCCGTCTCCCTATTACGGACGATAATGACCTTGTTATGGTGGTCTATGGCTATCAGCGTCTAATCGACGAAGAGGATGGTTCTGAGGGTATCTACTGCACTGTATTCCACCCGCAAGCTGACGGCTACGCCAAACACGAACTACTTAACGGATATGACGACTATCCATTCATTGTCACGCGCTTGTCAAACGACCAGAAGCGGATGTACGAGGTTCAGACCTTTAGCGACATACTTCGTGGAGCGCAGATGCAAATCAAGACCGAGCGTGATAGCCGTATTGACCGTGCTTCTCTCGCTACTCTTCCTCCTCTCATGCACCCCGCTGGACGGCCACCGTCCGATTGGGGTCCAGGCCGCAGGGTTCCGTACCGTCGCCTTGGGGAAATCGCATGGGGTCCAGTGCCGCCAATGGACCAAGGCTCCATGGAGGCAGAAATGTCCATGAGGGCGCAGGCAGACCGCGCTGTTGGACTAGACCTTACAAACCCGCTTACGACCGCGAGACAGCAATTCTACGTGGGTAAATTCCTCGATCATGTCCGCGATGTACTTTCGATGGCATGGAAGTTGTTCCAGCGTATGGGGCCAGACGAAGTATTCTTCCAAGTCACGGGTAACCCTAACCCACAAGTCATGCAGAAAGGTTCTCCCGACGAGAACTTTAGCATTACGGTGAACTTTGACTCGCTTGCTACCGACCCAGAGACGGCTGAAACACAGCTTAAGAACATGGTGTCCTTGGTGCAACTTGACCGCAACGGCATCCTCGATGTGAATAAACTGCTTGAGTTCACGGCATCTTCTATTAACCCGATTTTTGCTGACTATGTTCTTCAGCCTATGGAGGAAGCGCAACAGAAGGTGATGAAAGATGTCACCGATGACCTCGCTAAGATCTTTGCCGGCATCGAAGTCCCAGCTCGTCCGAATGGCGCACAGATCGCAATGCAAATGGTACAGGCGTATGTCCAACAACCAGATGTTGCACAACGCGCACAGACGGATGAAGCATTCGCGGCACGACTTCAGAAATACGCAGAAGCCTATCAATTTCAATTGCAGCAAGCTCAAAATGCTGAGATTGGAAGAATCGGAACTGCCCCAGCACAAATGGGCGGCGTGACAACACAAGGCATGCAACAGTAATGGAAAAGCGTTTCACCAAAGTAGTCAAAAACCCAAAGACTGGTCGCACGAAGACGGTCAAGTACGGTCAGAAAGGATCGACTATCTCACCAGGCACGGCACGTGGTGATGCATATTGCAAAAGATCAAACGCAATTAAAGGCGATTGGCGTAGCGATAAGAACTCACCGAACCAATTAAGTCGTCGCAAATGGAAGTGTCGTGGCGACAAGTCTATGAAATAATCTTATGAAGAAGCCAACAACTAAAGCAGGCAAGCAAGCTAAAGTGTCGAAGGTCATGCGGGAATACAAGGCTGGAACACTCCACGCTGGTCGCGACCCTAAAGGCCCGAAGAAAGCCCCAGTGGTTAAAAGCCGCAAACAAGCAATTGCAATCGCTCTGAGCCAAGCAGGAATGTCCAAACGCAAATAACTCTATGAAAAAAGGCAAATCATGTGGCTGCGGCCACGAAGGTAAAGAATACGGCAACGGCAAGAACGGTAAGAACGGCAAGAAAGGCTATGTTGAGATCGAGATCAAGATGGGCCGTATGCCGAAGAAGAAAGCCAAGCGCAAGTAGCATATCTAGTAAAAAACACTAGACCAATCTAGCAAATAACCAATGACACCACTACCACAACCAACCGTACAAGAAGCCGTATCAGCACTATCCGACCGAGATGAGTTCAAGGTCATCGTCCAGTTCGTCCGTGACGAGCGTGAGCGATTCTTTGGAGACCTGCGCCAGTGCATTGACGCTAACGAAGTGATGAAGGTCACAGGCAGCATTGCCACGCTAGACGAGCTTCTAGGGCTACTGTCGTCAAAGTGACTTGACAGATAACTTGATTTATGCCTAACTGACATCGCCAGAAATGGCTTTGTTTCATTGGTTTGGTTGTTAGGGGTCGTAGGGTTTTATTCGTTTTCCCTGCGGCCCCGCTTTTTTAAGCAGTCTGTTACTAATTGCCGTCCCCGAAATGTGGCGAATAACTGGCTAGATACTGGCGAGATTCACCTTAAATGGCGAGATAGTGCGCTAAAATAATCCATTATGGATACTTTATGGGTGTTTTATCGTATGTTGGCACATAAGTTCTCGGCGTAAGTATCGCAATCGTTATCGTGGTCTTGCGACTCAAACGGATCTGCGTCATACGGCCACACCTTAGTTCTGTCTATCTCGTCGTTCATACGCCGCACATCCCTTCGCACTCTGCTTGGAAGTCCCAAACCTGTTGCCCTTTTTGCTCGTCGGAGTCAAAATCCACCTCTCCAAGTGGCTTGCAGGAGTTATGTAGGTAGACCTCCATTAGCATTGTGGGGTCGTGAGCCTTGTATTTAGCCCGTATATCCTTGTCAAATTGGATAGCCATTTCAAAGTAATCTGGATCTTCGTCCCTTAGCCTTCTCCACTCGGCATCCGAATGAAATGGGCAATAATAACAAGCTGATCTGGGTGGTTCTTGATACCCATTCTGGCGCATCCACTCTAGACAGTCGTGCCTCCTCATTCTTCGTTCTACCAATGGCCACCGATGTTGAGTCCAAGGGTGGGCCGCGCCACGCATCCTCTGCATCTCGTCGAAGCTAATACCAATCCATTGGGTAACTTGAACATCTGACTCGCCACGCTTGATCTCGCATCTGGATCTAATTTCCTTAACGATAGGGGCGACCTTGTAGTCACTGGTGCATTTGCGACCGATTGCCGCAGTCCTGTCTCCATTCGGCATGATCCCGAACAATGGTATCAACCTACGAATCGTTTCATCTCCAGCTTTTGAGCGAGGGCCATCTGACTTTCTGATCTTAACTTCCAAGCTATCATCCGTAAGATTGCCCTTGCTTACCCGATAAACAGGGAATGGCAACTGCTTCTCCAGCCAGTCAAGCCAATCATAAACCGACTTTGGCTCCGCTTGGGTGTCAGCAAAAACCGCAAAGTCTGGCATCGGCGTGATCTCGCCTTTGGCTGCCATAAGGGCAAGGCATGAGGACTGCACTCCAGCCCCAAGGTTAAGCACATTCCATTTCGTTGGTGGCGGTGGGTCGAATAGTTTCATTGGTATGGTTGCGAACTGGCTTGAGTGTCATTTGAAATCTTGAAGTGTCAACTTAATTTAATTCTTATTCTGGGCAATACCCCCCCTCCCCCCATTGGAATTAAATCCAACAGTGGAAAGAGGGTGACCCTCGCCGCCTTGTTTTTATTCCCGCGACGATTTAACCCCTAGGAATCTGTTGCCGCTTGCTTTTGTGTCAGTGTGCGGGATTGGAACTGAACCGGCTTACCTACTCAAAAAGAAAAGGGCCGGCACGAGGAAGTAGAGAACTCGTGCCGGCCCTAGATCCAAAGCATCTCTGCATTGGAGGGGTGAATTGTGACGTGAACTCTACTTCGTCGTCAACGCAAATAATGCACGATTTTTGCGTCATGTCAACAGACTTTTTAGTTCTAGAAAAAACGCATGAGTTTTTGGGTAACCCAATACCTTACTAAACTACTTGACATAATAATGATTTTGAGCTTGACTTCATACGAACACGCACCGCCGAGCGTAAATGGCGTTCTAAACAAACATTATGAGCAATCCAGAAGCTACCGCCGAAGCTACAGAATCGGTGTCCAACCTGTCATTCGAGGAGCTTTTAGCTCAACGTATGGCCCGACACACTGCCCCAGAAGAGGAACCAGAGGAACAGCCCGAGGAACCCTCCGAAGCCGAAGACGAAGAACCTGCCAGTCAAGAAGACGAGGAACCTTCAGAGGTTGAAGAGGAAGCCGACGAGGAAGAGTCCGATGCTGAATCCGAGGAGCAAGCCGAAATTGACCTGCTATCGC